GATGCGGTAGGAAGAGCAGAAAAGAGTGATAAAGCGAAACAAAGTAAAGAGTGTGAGTAAAGCGAAGAAAAGAAAAGTGATAAGACTGCTAGAACAAATGAGGGAACATGCCACGCATGGCTGCGGGCAAGGAGGTCTTGAACAAGTCAGTGTTCATGTGAACACTGGCTGACCTGGCAACGTCCATGGCCTCGGGAGTGTTATGATCGGCATGTTGTAGCAAACCAAGGTAATTGAGCCACTTGTTCTGAGCGCTGGGGTCACGGCTCTCAAGAATCATGGTGCGGTAGTGAATGCCACGTGCAGAGTACTCTGGCGTGGCACTACCAAGCTCAAAACCGCTGAACTCGCCGCGGTAACCGTTCAAATTCTTGAACTCCCAAGGAGAATCTGGAAAGAAGTCGGAGTCGCAATAGCGGTCGATGGCCTCATCGTCGCCATTGATAGCGACGGTGTCTTCGGGCTTGACGTGATTGATCAATGAGGCTACAACCGCGCGACGAGTGCTGTTTAATGGCCAAGTGAAGCGATCCCCAGAATTTTGCATGGTTGCCATGTTGCCATGACGACTGCGAGAACTTAGTCTGCGGTTAATGTAACCATCAACATAGTCCTTAGGGAAGCTGGAACGTCTCATGACGTGGGCATCAAAATTGAGGACTCCTCCATCGCAGCCAACATCCCAACGGGTGACATCTGAAGTGTGAACACCATTGTTGACGCGCCACCTCTTCTTGTACTCTGCGATGAACTGGTCAGGGTTCATGCGACGATAGAACAAGAAATTGGGGGGAAAAGCAGGAATAATTTCGTCCTCCAGAAAGAGGGCGAATGGAGCGTCGGCAAGCGTGTGCAGAATATCGTACTCATGAATGAGTTGACCTGGTATGGCTTCCACTTTGTTGCGCTTCTCGTCCTTCTTGATGATCTGGTTCTTGAGGCTGATTATGATGTCACTGGCAGTTCGAGACGGGTCGTGCGCACGGAGTTTGGCAATAACGGCGGAATAACTGCGCTTAGAAGCGTACTCATTGACAGCACGCTCGCAGTACTGCTCAAATTTGGCGGCCGTCCACTGCGGAGGGTTCGGTACTAACCTGTCATACTCATCACAAAGGTCCTTTCTCGGACACTTCAACATACGTTCGAGGTTGGCCTTCGGAGATTGTGGCTTGAGACGTTTTTCAACAGACAGGAAATAAGTGGCAGTGTCAGCTCTCTTGTGGACGTGTGGATTGACAAATGCCACATCCTTGAACTGATCTGTGGCGCCACCTCTGCCTGGTAGCTCCCGATGCTCTTTGGCGTGGAAGTGAACTTCACGGCAAATCTCGTCAACGGGAGGAGCAGCGGAGAGCACGTGATCATCGCAGGACCCGTCAACGGTGTGATGCTCATCAACGGAAGAGAACTCAACGGCCGGAAAGACGGACTGGTATTCTTCGGCAGCAACGGAAGCGCCAATTTGCGAGAACCAAGGCAAGGAAGGCATGGACCAGGCGAGATGACGATAAAATGCGGACTTTACAAGAGGAGACGGTGAGACCAAGTTGGGCTTGCCGCCGGACCTAACTGCGCAAATCAACGCGTTCATGAGAACACTGCCGGTGGGAGAGGACCTGGTACGAGAATCAGGGTCCATGGCATCCATGTGCACATAAACTCCAGTACTTGATCTGGTGAGCGCAACATAAGCGGACCGGTCCATGACTGAACCTTCAAGACCAGTCATGTCCACCTCCATGTCCTCTTTGAAATCCTCGCCTTGGACAGAAGCGTAAGTATACGCTTGCCTTCCTCCGGCGGCGAGAACACCGGCGTAGCGGGGGGAAGCAGTACACACAGGAATTCCGACTTTCGGCTCATTTGTGTGAGTGATATGACCGACATTTGAATTGGTGGTGTAAACCCCAAGAGTGTTTGCCAAAAGGCCAAAACCACGGTGCGTAACAGTGGCGTACCTTGTGACCATGGGGGCGAGACAGGCAATGGGAGAAAGGTCGTACTCACTCTGAGTGCCCGCCACAGGAAACTTTGACATGCCCTGGGCAGGGTCACCGTTCACAACCACCTCAGTGAGAAGCGGGTTGGTGAGTATGATCAGGTCTAACATTCCTCCCCAAAACTTGCCGGCGTCGTCAAAGACCACTGGCCCTGAACAAGGTTCGGTGATGGCAGAAGCCAAGGTGGGAAAATTGAAGCCGCGCATCTCAGGAAAGTCCAAGCCGGTTTTGGCCTGGGCTCTCAAAGACTCAGTGTGAGAGATGACTCTGGCCTGGCGCCTAACATCAGGGTCCAGGTTTTCTAAGTAAGTTTTGGTGGCAGTGGTCTTGCCGCAACCCCAAATTCCAAAGTAGGCTCTCACCTTAACAGTGCGAGAAGTGTTCTCGAGCTTGACTAGGTCCAGGATGCTGTCCAGTGACTTAAGAATGTCGGGGCTCTGAAAGGCTTCAAGGACACTCGGGTGCGCCTTAAGGTCGGAAACCAAGCGTGACGCCCGTCCCAAGTCAGCAGTGTACTCGAGCTCTTCTTCCACGAGAGGAACTTGCGGAAGGTAGATGTTGCGGTACTCTGCAAGACTTGACTCCAGAGCCTGCTGAATTGAAACCCAGTGAGACGGCGTTGGCCGGGATACATAACTAGCATTCTCCCGACGCTGATCGTGGCTGGCGCCGATCAGAGTGACCTCGGAGTCGGATTTGGAATCCTCACCACCATCTTGCACTAAGGGTGAAGGTGAAGTCTCATCCACTGAACTGGAATCGACCGTGGGCTTCCAATCTTCGGGGACACGAACTCGAAGGTTACGGCCCAATCGAAAGCGGCGCCAAATTGACTGCGGTGCCGTGACTCCGATGGCCCTGTCGGCTGCACTCTGGTTGTAATCAAACAAGGTGTCCCAAGGGGCGCGATGTCTTTGCCTAAAGTCTATGGCAAAACCCTGCTGGTCATTGGCATCGATCGGTTCGCACGAAAACGAGCCGATCAAAGCGCTGACTACTTCATTCCTGGTGCTAGGGAGCGAATGTGTGCCAGCAAACGCAACCAACAGTGGTGTAGGGGACGGAGACGAATCCACCGGAGACGCATTGAGACTCGTTTGAAAGGCAACATCCCAGCCAGGCCACAAGGCACGAAGAGTGCGTAGAATTCGAGAAAAATTGGCCTGCCCGTCCGTTGCAGCTGCAGGGCTCGCAATCTCAACGTGACTGAGCCCAGTGATGACTGAATGAGACATTACCATCGGAATTGTAGGCCAGGACGATTTAGTGGGATGAACCACCGTCGTCGTTAGTCCACCCATGCTAATGCCAAAACCCGAAGAGGCAGCGAACGTGAGAATGTCGACTTGCTTGACGTGACCGACGATGTTGTTGGACGGGTCAGGTTTGCGATCTGTTACCTCCATGAACCAGCAGTACCACATGTGAGCTGTTCCGCCAAAAGCAGCCACGCAGTCCCAAAAGCAACTGTGTCCAGGAGTGAGAGCAGGATACTTGACGGGATTTGACTTGTAAGCACGCTCTACAGCGGCAACCCACTCAAGAAAAGTCATACCCTGAGGATCAACTGCCAAAGGAGAGCCTGAAATACCACTTGGAAAGCTGGTGGGCTGCACAATGACAGACGGGAGAGTGCGGTCAACATTACGTGCTCTCACAGTCTTGACAGGTGCAGCTGGCAAGGCTGGAAGATTGACGAAAGCTGGCAATTGCCTCAAATCCTCAGGTGACGGCGACATGCGACCGGCTAGCCAATTGACGGCCGTGGCTGCATAATAGCGCCCCACTGGCCAATATGTTTGAGGAACTCTACAAACGGCCACCCAAAGTGGGATTTCGCACTCGTCGAGAGTGCTGTTGACAAAATGGCCCCACCAGTCTTTAATAGTCCACCATAGGACAGGTTCCCCACTGCCGGGGCTAAAGGGCTTGACAGTGGCAATGGCGGCTGCGTGCTCGAGTGCAATCAAACACCACCAAAGCATGGGTACCCAAAAGTGACCAGTGGCAATGGCTGTGGGAAGAATGCAATGGGGGACAAGACCGGGCAGTACACTCAAAACACCAACAGCCCAGATGTAGGCTTGAAAGAACCAGCCACGACCTGGGAGCACCATAAAGAGACGAGCACCAGGACCACCGCAGAACTCAGTTATGACCCGTTCGACGGCGACATTCAACCACCCAGGAAGCCACAATTGTCTCCAGAAATGGCCAGCCAGACGAGAGAACACCTTGACAACATGACCGGGCAGAATGGAGGTGACAACAACAATAGCGATTGTGAGCATGACTCGAAGCGGCTGCAGATCCATCCATCTGGTGATGTGAGTAACCAATTTCCAAAGAGGTACATGCATGATGACATTGCTCACAAACTCTCCTATGAGAATTTTGGGAATGAGAAATGTAAACACCGTTGAAGTGAAAGCAGACAAACGTTGCAGCATGGTCGGATTATTGGGAATGGCTGCTCTACGCCAGTCAGACTTCACTCTAGGAGACCATCCACCGCCGGGTGTGGGATGAATGGTGCGATACCTACGACGCTCATCCAAATAGTGGTAAAGGTCAGGCATCGGACTTAAGAGGTGCCACTGGAACGAAAGCGTGTACAAGGCGTCCCAAAACGCCTTGTTGAGGAGATAATCCCAAGTTTTGATCGGAGCCTTACGATGGGCGATGTAGGAGGCCACCCATAGTTCTTTGGATGTTTGGCGAGGCATAATGGTGGTGGCTAGCTGTGCGACTTTGGCAGAAAGGTTGCGAGTGGACAAATCCGGGGTGCGGGTGGTGAAAGCTAGTACGCCGGAAAGAAGTTTTGTCGGGAGCCATTCGTCGCGCCAGGTGCCTGACACCGTGGCCGGAACCCTGACGTAAGAGCCGGTGCTGAAGGTTCGAGTGTGTTGTTCCTCGACATCTGCTGAGAAAACATGCCAGACGCAATGACCCAGCTTGTAGTCCAAAAGCACGACATGATAAACCCTCCCGGACGAGGACCTAACACTGGACGTGCGCAACCAGGAAACGGTGACGTCAATGGGTGTGAAATACGATTCAGATGCAGATCCAGCAAAGACGAAATTGAATCCAGCCAGGTCGTAATCGATGTCGTGACTTGCGGGCTCGAAACTCGGCGCACGGTCCAAGACTTCGTGAGGATTCATGCCAGTGACGAATAGGTGGCCGGTAGGGTTCTCCTTGTCAAGACGTTCGACAAGCTCATGAGGAGAAACTTCCGACGACACATCGTGCATGAAGTACGTCGGATGTTCTGACAGAGAAACGGTGCGTACTCCAATACCGGGGTACCTAGACACATCCTTGGCCTCGTAGACAGGATTCTGAACAGAGCCTGGTTGGGGCAAAAGATGCAGTTTGGAAGATTTGACTGACACAACACCATAGTTGTTTGGCGAAAGAAACTGTCTCATGCGGCGAAGTTGACCTTCTTCAATGGACTTGTGTAAACCGTGGGGAACTTCCGGTGCGTCTGGTTGGGGTAGCTCCATTCCCAAATCTGCGAGCAGATGCATTTGACTAGTGGGAATGGCGTAGGGCGTAGTCTCCTGAGAACGTTGCCGTCCCTTGAAATAATCTAACAGGTGCCGATTCAGGACAGCATGTTCCTGGGGAGACCCGGCGAAAAATTCGCGACGAAGAGTATTTCCAATTTGGGCAGTCAACTCGACTAACAATTGGCTAATGATAGCATTCATGGGTTCAAACGTGTTTGAGGGTTCGCAAGAGCGGTTTACAATACTATCACAGTGGCAGACCGGTCGATGAACAGTGACATGATGTTCCTCCTTCTCGCCTGAAGAGACAATAAGAGGAAAATCGTCTTCCAGTGGGAAATACCACAAAGCTTCTTCAGCGGCGGAAGCGAAGACGGGAGGTTCATCACTGGCAGGGTCGTGCCGAGGAGGAGGGACAAACTTCGGGAGAGTAGAATCGAGAATTCGTTTGAGCGTTGGGGCGCTCAGCCTAGTGGGATCGACAGTAGCGGGAGCGCGCTTGTCGGGTTGCAGGGACGAAACCTCAAATACTTTCGCAGGAATGGGCTCGCGTTTGAATGTCCCAGCCATCGCGGCCGGGGCATTCGCACGTGATGAACGACTATGTGGCATCGCGCCACTGTGCCGAAACCTAAAGAGAAAGTGCTGTCTGACGTCAC